TTTACCATATGATGATAAGGAAGTATTTAGATTCTTTTCAAACGGATGGACTGGGGATATATTCCAAATGGGTTCAGATGGATTAACTAATTATGTTAAGAGTTTAAAGCCTTCAAGTTTGGATGACGTTATTGCTACAATGGCATTATATAGACCAGGGCCAATGGAAAACGGATTTCATGAAATTTATGCAAAGTGTAAGAATGAAGGAAGATCTCCAAAATATTATTGGGGTTGTGAAGACATTACAAAAGACACTTACGGCTTATTGATTTATCAAGAGCAAATTATGAAAATATTTACTGAGCTTGGAGGATTAAGTCTTAAAGAAGCAGACGATGTTCGAAGAGCATTAGGAAAGAAAGATGTTAAGATTCTTAAAAGTTGGAAGACTAGAGCCCTCGATGGATTTATTGAAAGAGGAGCAACAACTGAACAGTTTGAAGAAATATGGAATATCGCATTAGAATTTGCAAAGTACTCATTTAATAAGAGTCACTCTGCAGCTTATGGTGTTACAGCTTATATTTCACAGTATTTAAAAGTACACTTTCCTATAGAGTATTGGACAGTAGCTTTAGATTATGCTGACGAAGATAAGACATCTGTATTTTTATCAGAAATATTACAGGCTAAGACGATTAATTTGAAATCTGTAGATATCAATAAATCTTATTCTGTAATGACTTCAGATTTAGAAACATCAACTATATTTTGGGGAATTAGTTCTATAAAAGGAATTGGTGAAGACACTGCTGATCAAATAATTGCTGAAAGAAAAGCAAATGGGGATTATAAAGACTTAAGAGATTTCTTAACTAGAAGTATTTTTAGAGATTCTAAAGTTAAAAAGACAGCTGTAGAAGGATTAATTGCATCAGGAGCATTTGATACAATAGAATTAATAGAAGAAGGTCAAGAAGATAGACGTAATGACTTAATAGTAAAATATAGAACTGCATTAAAAGTAAAGGTAGCCAATGTAGCTAGAGATCCATATTCAGATGAGAATGTAGACAAAGTATGGTACTGGAAGAAGAGACAAAAGGAGTTAACTGGTTTATCATTTATAAACTATAAACAAATTGCTGATCAACAAGATTTAGGCAATAACTTTTTATCAACTAGGGACCTTAATAATAGACAACAATATGGATTATTTAAATCGTTTGGTGGATATGTAACACAATGTAAAATAGGAAATACTAAGAATGGTAAATATGCTAGATTAGTAATAGAGAATAATTACAAGTTACATAAAGTTATAATGTGGGCAGATGAATATGAAGTTCATAGAGAAGCATTAAAGGGTTGTGAAAAGAAGATTGTATTGTTTAGCGCTGAGTTAAAATACGATGCTAAGTTCACAAAAGGGAACCAATTTACATTTAAAGAGAATTCTTTTTTGAAAGTTTATTAAATTTATAGTAGTTTATTAAGAAAAAAGTTATACGTTTGTAAAATAGAATTATTAACTAATAAAAAAACAGTAAAAAAATGAATATTTTAGCAGAAGCGAATCAGATAATTAACGAGAGGTCTGAAGAAAAAGAAAGAATGTATGGACCATTCGAAGAAGGTATGGGTAAAGCTGCACAAATTGCGTCAGCCGCAACCGGTAAAGATATATCAACGAGTGATATGTATATGTGTATGATAGCATTAAAGTTATCTAGGGAAGGTTATAATCATAAAGAAGATAACTTGTTAGACGCAGTAGCGTATATGGGATCATTAAATAATTATCATAACAGTAAAAAATAATAAGATGAAAAAATTTGCATTAGTAGGTGTAGTTAGTAAACCAGTTAAGTCTACGTTCAGTCACAATGGTGGTTGGACTAGAACTTTAAAGAGTATATTGGAAGATAAGTTTCAAATGGAAATTCCAATTATATCTGAAAAAGATGACTGGAGTGAGTTTGATGTACTATTTATTACGGAAGGTGTAAACTTTAAGCCTGGAGGATTTAACTTCTTTGGTGGCGTTCAGCAACCTCAGATTGATAGATTAAGAATGTTAAGTGAGTATAAAGGTAAAGTTATTTCTTTATCAGGTGAGTTAGATTATAACATTGTAATGAATAAGCGAAAAGAATTAGCTGATTATGATTTTACATTCGAAGTACCACAAACTTTAGATTTATTAAAGGTATCTAATAAACTTGTTTTAGGTGATAGCCATTCAATTTCAGTATTTAAAGAAGGCCATACAATATCAAGGAATGATGGTAAGACTTTAAGAGGATTCTTAAATAAAGGTATCAATACATTTTTACCAGAAGGTACAAAAGAATTAATATTTTACGCTGGAAATATAGATATGAGATTTCACATCTTTAATCCTAGAAGAGAGGGTACTTATAAAGAGAAATGTACTGAGCTTATTAGTAGATTAGAAACTCAATTGTTAGATCTTAATTTAGAAAAAACTACTTGTGTTAAATTAATTCCTATTGAGAATGAGTCTAGAAAATTACCAGGTACTGGTAAATTAGATGGATTTAATTTTTATGGATCATTTGAACAAAGACAAGAAGCGGTAAAGTTCTATAATAACGAACTTGAGTTAATGTGTAAAAATAACGGTTTTGATATTTTAAGCTGGGATTTTGATTACAATGTAGAGTTAGATTTTAAAAACATGGAAGCAAGACAATCTGTGCATTTAAGACCTGACGCTTATATGGATTATAGTAAAAACAACGAATTAAAATTATTTTAGAATGTTAGATCAATTTACAGATTATTATTATAAGGCAAAAAAAATGCAAGAAACAAAGTTTCAAGGCATAGAATGGAAAGAGGAAGAAGTAAATGATGACTTGGTTTGGAATATTCCAATCTACGATGTAGTTAATAGAAGATACGCAGCTTTCAGTAGTTTCGTAGAAGCTGTTGTTAAAGGTAAAGAAGACTGTAAAGGTAATGGTTTATACTTTGACGATATGTATAAAGATATATCAAAGAAAGATTTCATATATTTATGCTACATGTTTAGATTATGTGGATCAGGTATTAATTATAAGCCTAAGAAAGTTGGACAACTTGAGCCTTTTGGAACTCATGGATTTGGTAACTTCTGGATCGTTGATGATTTACAACAAGGTAAATTTACTAAACAAGAGTGGAAAGATAGCATGCCAACTAAAGTTTTTTGTGATGTTAAAGGATATTTACTACCTATGATTAAAGGTGGTTTATATAACTTTGTACAGAATGATGCAGATTCTTTAATGGATCACTTAAACGATTATTTATTAAGTGGAAGTATTAAAGGAATTAAAGACGTGGTAGATTATGGTAATGATTACCTAAGAGCTAATGGATTTAAAAGGCAGAATTTTGTACTAACAGCATTCGCAATGGATATGGCTGAGTACTTTCCTGAATTGGTAGATCCAACTTCGGATGTATATGTAGGTTCTAACGCAAAGAAATGTTTAAAACTTATATTACCAAAGATGAAGCATGATGCTGCCTTACGTTACCTCTGTGATATGACACACAATGTTTCTAATCCAATGGATATGGAGGACGTCGCGTGTGACTTTATTAGGTACATTGAGAATTTTCAATCACCTGATCATATAGTATATAATAATGGGATAGTATTTACTAACAATATAAAAAAATAAGATATGTTTATAAACAAACAAGATGGATTAGATAATAAAGATCTAAGAGACGAAAAGAATTTAGAATATTACTTAAAAATGACTGAGGGCTTTAAAAGTACCTTTGAAGATTTTAAAGTAATTCAATCAAATGGATTTAATATTATAGACGAATCACAAGCATGTGAGGTAGGTTATAAGGCGAGAGCTGGAGAATTCTTAATGGACACATTAAAAAAGAGAGGTGTTACAGAGGTAGTATATGTACAACCTAGAAAAGGATTTGCTGGAATAAGCTTATCTTATCTTTGTAAAAAGTATGATATCGCTCTAACGTTGGTTATGCCAGCTTCTAAAGAGAGTTCCCCTCACCAAAGATTATGTATTGAGTATGGTGCAAAGCCGTTATTCTTAAGAGTAGCTGCAATGCCAAATGCAAATACAATAGCTCAAAAGTATGCAAAAGCTACTGGAGCATATTTTGTACCGTTAGGGTTAAACCACGAAATGGTAGTAGGAATGGGAGTTAGAATAGTACATGAGTACTTTAAGAATAGAGAACATCCAAAGAGAATGTGGTCTGTGATTTCTACAGGTGTACTAACTAGAACTTTACAAATAGCATTGCCAAACACTGAGTTTTTTAATGTTGCAGTATCTAGAAATATACAACAAGGAGATTTAGGAAGAGCAAATTTTATAAGTTATCATAAAGCTTTTAATCAGCAGTCAGATGATATACCTAATGAGTTCGATTGTGAGAGTGCATACGATTCTAAAGGTTGGGACTATATGAATAGATATGGTAAAGAAGGAGATTGGTTTTTCAATGTTGCTGGTAACGCACCAGAAACTACGGTTCAGCCAGAAGATGTAGATTCCTATAGAGATTGGCGAGATTTAAGAGATTTCGATAAATATTTAAACTAATAAAAAATGAAAACACTTGCAGAGTTTGAAGGACTATTAGAATACTTCACAGAGAATCAACATTTATTTGTGAAGCATAAGAATACAAGAAAGGAAAGTCAACATGCTACGAATATAGATATTATAAAAGATAAATTTGATATCATATTTCCTTATGGATAT